TGTCCAGCCTGCGTGCGTGGCGCGTAGGTCAGCGCCCGCGCTCCTTGCTGCCCGGCCTGGAACACGCGGCGCATCGACTCCATCGCCGCAGGCTGGTTTGCGCGTGCCCTGTCAGCCATCGACATCGAGGTGCCGCGCGCCGCCGCCTCATCCACGAGACGCTGCGCGTCCGGCGTGCTGACCCTGCCGCTCAGAATCTCGCGCGCGAGGCCAGCGCCAGTGCCAGCGAGATAGCCTACGGTTCCGCCGGTGACTCCGGTAGCCAGAGACAATGCAGCCTCTCCAGCTCCGACAATCTGCTGGCCGAGCGATGGCGGTGCAGGCTGCGGAAGAGGCCGAGCGCGCTCCAGCGCCGCCCTTTCTACCGCCACCGACTGCTCGTAAGCGCGCGCCGCCTCGTCAGCCGATGCGATGCGAGACGCGGGAGCGCCCACGAGAACCAGACGCTGCCCTGTCTGCGGATTGGTCGCAGACTCGGAATACGGCATCCATTGACCACCGACCAGCGCAATGCGCTCGCCCGTGCCGGGGTTCGTCGCCGTGCTTTCTGCCGGTTGCCAGTTCATCGGCGATCAACCGCGAAGCCAGGGGGAAGCGGAGGTGCAGCAGCGCCCTGCGCGGACGACGGCGCAGCAGCGCCCGGCGCGGGTCTCGGCGCAGCAGGCGCCCTCGGTGCGCCGCTATCGGGAATCTGCTCGATGGCTCGCGCTGCGCTGCCCTCCGGCGGTCTTGCAAGTTCCCTAGTGACCCGATCCGTGAACCCGGCGAATGTCTCGCCCGGAACCGTGCGGAACCGGCCAGCCTGAAACGGCTGCGCCGCGCGGCCGAGCGAGCCGCGATTGTTCGTCAGCCAATCGCCGCGTGCGGTTTCCACCTCGGCGGTGATGCTCTGCACTTTCGCCATGCCGCGCAGGAATGAGGCCATCGCCTGCGGATCGGCGTTGGACGGCAGGAAACCTTCCATCGCGAGCGCGATGTCCTTGTCCGACGCAGCCCCCGGCGGCAGAGCCTGCGACACCAGCGACTGCCGCATCCGCACATATTCCTGGCGCAGCAGCGTCTGCGCGTTCTGGCTTCCCGTTGTGCGCTTAAGAAACTCCGCAGCCGACCCCGCCGCTCCGGACCACGCGTTCATTCCGCTCAGTTGGTCCGCAAGCGCGTTTAGTCGAGACGCCTGCTGCGTCGCCGTTCCGGCGGCAACTGCCGCTCCGTTCACGTCCTTCTGCGCCGATTCTGGAATCCTGCCGTTTCGTTCTTGGATCTGGCCCAAAACATTCGCGGTGTCGAGCGCCAATTTGTCCGCATCCAGCCTCTGGCGCACCGCGCGGTCGCCAATCTGTGACTCAAGGTTTCTGATGTTAGTTTGAGCCTGTACCACGTTGAGCCGGTTGAGTTCTGGCGCTACCTTTGCTGCCGCTGCTTTTGTAACCGCATCGGACTCCGCAGAACTCAAGTTCGCAACGGCAAGTGGTCGCGCAAACTCAGCCACGACGCCCGAACTTCTGGCATCTGCTTCCGCCTTGTCCGCCGCAGCGACCGCGCTTCGGAGTTGCGGCCCGGCAAGATTGGCCTTAGCGATGTTGTCCAGCACTGCGCCGCCGCCTTCTACGGTAGCCAGAATCCTGCCGAGAACCACTCGCATCGCATCTGGGCTGCCCTGGGCAATTTCGGCCCATGTCCTCCACTGCCTCGATTCGCCAGGACGGCCCGAGTTACCCTCCGCATCTGCGCGCTCATTCAGCAGCCGCTGCGCTATCTCCGGCTTGTTCGAGGCCAGCGCCGATTCGATCTGGCCGGTCAGCGTCAGAATGTTTGCCTTCTCTTCGGCGCTGCGCGCGGCCCATGCGTCTTGAATTGCCTTGCTCTGATCTCTGGGTGTCAGGGCCACAAGCCGCTGATAGTCGGCGCTGGTGGCGAATGGATTGCGGAGCAGTTGCTCCACTTCCGCGTTGATCTGCCCGCGCCGCTCCTGCTCTGCTCGCGCGGCCTGCATCTCCTGCTCAAGTGCCATCTGCTGCTGCTGAAAGACATTCCGCTGCTGCTCGAGTGCGCCGAATCGCGCACCGGCCTGCATAGCCTCGAACGCACCTCCCAGCGGACTGGCCGCCGCGAACCCGCGCGTGTAGTCGATTGGTCCCTGTGCCACGATCAGTCCCCTCCGATCATGCCGACCGGCATCTGCCCGCCGCCACCGAAGCCGTAGACGTTTCCTGCGCCGTACTGCTGCTGCAGCGCGCCGACGTTGTTCATCGGGCTTTGTGCGCCGCCGAACAGGCTGCCGCCGCCGCGACCAGCCTGGAACATCGCAAACTGCGCCGGGGCGTTCGCGAGTTGCACAAACGGAGCCGCGCCGCCGATGATGCCGCCAGCCTGTGCGGCGCCAGCTTGGCCGAGCAGTGCCGCAGTGTTCGCACCAGTCTGCATGCCTGCCGTCCCGACGCCAGCCGCCGACTGCTGGCCGAGCGCGGTCAAGCCGCCGAGTCGCGCATACTGCTGATCAAGCGCCGCCTGCAGCATCGCTGGCCGGAACTGGGCGAGTGCGCCCTGAATGTTGCCGCCACGAAGCCCGCCGGTAGCCGATGCGCGCTGGAGCAGTGCCTGCTCGCCCTGCTGCGTGAGAGCCTGCAGCAGCGGACTGCCTGCGATCTGGTTGATCGCCGCCTGTTGCTGCTCCGGGCCGAGCAGGCCGAGCTGCGCCTGCTGCGCGGTCAGCGCGGGCTGGCCGACATCGACATAGGGCTGCAGCAGCCGCCGCATCTCGTCGAACTGGCGTCCCTGCTCGTCAATGCCAGCCTGTGCGGATCGTTCCTGTGCCTCCGCTGCTCGTTTTGCGGATCGCGATTGGGTAACGCCACCAATGACGGCCGAGCCGACTACTGCAGATATTGGATCAGGCATCGCTGCCTCCTTGTTGAAACTCGGCCATGTAGTCGCCCAACTGCTCGCCGTACAGCGACAGCACCAGGTGCGCAGTACGCTGCGCCGCCTCCGGGCCATGCACGAGCAGGACGGCCATCAGGACCACGTCGTAATACCCGGCACGCCAGACGAACGAGCGCGCATCGGCTTTGCCAGCCCGCTCGACTGTGTCGCTGGCCTGCCACTTCAGGACCATCTGAGCGACGGCTGGCAGCAGCGCAGCGGCGTTCGCCAGAAACCATGCGTTGCCCGGCATGCCGACCAGCGTGCGCCAGATGAGCGCATCGAGCTCCGGGCGGCTGACGTGGTAGCTGTCGGCGTAGTCGTCGAGCGTCTGGATCGAGTTCCACAAGTCGAGCAGCCACGCGACGGCATCGGCAGGCAAAGAAAGCCCCTGCGTGAGATGCTGCCGCATCTGCTCTGCCGTGTGCATGTCGTCCTTAGCTGTCACCGTTCGATCTCGAAAGGCGAGCCGCCGGACGCTCGGAACTCGGCATGCAGATCATATCACGAGATTTCCCGGCCGGAAACACGCAGGGTCAGCGCCGTCGCCGCACTGGCAATCGTCGAGATGAAAGCGCCGGGATCGAGAACCTGGCCGACCAGCTCAGGGCAGGTGTACGTCTCGTCTGGCTGCACCGTCCGGGTGTCCACGATCAGGTTAGAGTTGCTGGCCGATCCGCCCGACTGCACCAGATTGACCGAGAAGGTGCGAGAGACCGTATCCGTGTTGGTCACTGTCGCTTTGTCGATGACGGCCCGCACGGAGGCGGCGGTGTATTGGGTGGTCTGCGTGGCGGCCATCTGCACCGGCGCTACCAGCGTTTTCACGGTGACGGTCATGCGTGCCCCTCGATGTTGTTGGTGACGGTCAAAAGAACCGACGGAATGGCCGGGACGGGCGCGGCCGCAGCCTGCGCCAGAATCTGCACGGCCGTATTGTTGACCGACCACACAAGCTCGAAGTAGTCGAGCGCCTTCATCTGCAGCACGAAGTTCCAGGCGGCGACCAGTTCCCCGTCGGTGCCCTTCAACGCCACCTGACTCGCCGACTGCGCTACATCGACGCCGTTCTTGCGGCACCAGATGAAAATCAGGTGATTGCCGCCGGAGGTGTTGTCCAGTTGGGCAGAGAACTGGAAGTCGTAGACGCCCTCGCGGTCGACGACGATGCGGGAGGTCGGACTGCCGCGATAGACGCCGCGCGACAGGTCGGTCGTGTTGAACGTGATCGGGTAGGCGGTGTTGATGGCCGCCGCCGTGTGCGTCGTTGTGTCGTAAAACGTCCCGTAACGCGGCATCTTCAGCTCGCGCGGCGGCGGTGCGGACTGCAAGCCGTCAACGTCGGCCCGCAGCCTCTCGATCAAAGCCATTGCCTGCTCCGCCTTGCCCTCGGCCACCGATGCGGCCAGAAGCGCCGCCTCAACCGTCAGCGGCACCTCCTGGTCGACTGCATTAAACAGCCTCTCGAATTGCCGGATCTGCTCGTGATCGCTCAGAAACGTGGCGAGCTGGTCGCGCGACAGATTGAGCTTCCGACTGGTAGCCATGTCAGACTGTCAGCGCCTCGGCCCGCATTTCGAGCCGGATCGGCGACAGGTGCGCCGACGAGTCTCCACGGAACCGCTGCGCGCGCCACTTTCGCATCGCCCCCTGCCGGTACCAGGTCAGCCGCTTCTGGCGCTGCCCAATCGTTCCGGCAGAAATGAACCTGTCCTGGCTCCACGTCACTCCGTCGAGCGTGTACGAGGTCGAAATCTGCGGGTTAACGTCGAGATCCATCGAGCCGGTGAGCGTCACGAGTTCCAGCTCGTGAACGATTGCGCCCTTGGCCTCGTTGTACAAAATGACCGTGCCGAACTCCCAGCGCACGCGCTCGCTCCAGTGGCTCGACACCTCGGTCGTGAACGCCCCGACCGCGCTGGACTGCGTATCGCCGACAATCCATCGGTCGTGACACCAGACCATGCTGCGTGCGCGG